CACACGTTACCACGAAGGTTGACAGCGTAAAATACTCCTTCAGTACCTGCTGATGGGGTAGTTCCACCGCTAAGAGCAGTCATTGCACCTGAATTTTGAGCAGCCGGAACCGCTTCAATCATCGCAGTCTCTAAGTAATCTTCGAAACGAAGACGAGTCTCGTGCTCAGACTTCAAATACCAAAGGTATCCTGTAGCTCCGTTCTCGGTAGTTACTTCAACCCATCCGATTTGAGCCATGTCAGAACCATTAACTGCATAACGGTCTTTAAGAATGATAGGTCTGTTAGAGAAGATTTCGTCTTCAGCCTCTAAAGAACCAAGCATTCCATTAGTTCCTTTCTTGAACTCAGAACCGTAGATGAACATGGTACATACGTTACCTAAAGCAATGTTAATACCGCCTACTGTAGCTTCGTAGAAAGCAACAGTAACAGTTAATCCACTTACAGCTACAACAACCGCACGGTTACTTGCTCCTGAAGCGTTAACTTGAATAAACAATGTTTGACCAACACGGATAGCAGCTGTAGCAGCATTTGCATCAGCGATAGTGAAAATACACTGACCTGCTGCAGGTGTTCCAATTGCTCCTGCAGTACAATTTGTGTACTTAATGTGAAGACGTCCTTGCTCAGCCCATTTAATTTGGTCAGAGTTAGAAGGAATCTCAGCACCTACCATTCTTAAGAATGAAGATACTGTACGATTACCATAACGCTCAAATTCTTTCTCGTAAGTATCAGGAAGATACTGATTCAAGAAGTTGAAGTTAGTAATGTAGTTTGTTTGCAACGCAACCTGCTCTGCGGCGGGCTGCAATTGATAACCGGGGGTAGCTAATATTGCCATTTTTTTTAGTTTTTTATTTTATATTCTTTTTGCGCTGTGAATTTTTAATCCTTTTCCGGAATCAGGATTCACTGCTTTAACCTGAAATCCGCCTGTACTTGTTACCTCAGGTGCTCTACGCTCAGACATATTAATGTTCTTTGTCTTACGCATCACATCATCAGTGGCAGTTGCCATGCCTTGCTCATAAAAGAACTTAGCAAACTTCTCAGGGTTCATTGCAACAGCTAACGCTCTATGGTATCCAACGGCATCCTTAATCATCCCATTCTCATCCAAGTATTTACCAATGAAATTCATTGGGCTTGATTGGGACTTCTTAAGCTCGGAAGCATCACCGGGTGTGAACTTGACTGTCTTATCGTCTATCTTGAACTCAAAACCTTTGAACTCTCCATTAAACAACTCGTTAGTTTTATTCTCAAACCATTTTGCTTTGCGCTCGTTTTCTTCCTGCAGAGTTTTAGACTGCTTCGTGTATTGCTTATACGATTCATATGTCTCTTTCTCTTCATCAGAAACAGATGCAGTGCTTGACTCAAGCGGCATCTTGTATTGTTCCTTTTGTTGAGTGAAGAATCTCTTCGCTTCAGCAACAGCTTTTTTCTTGGCGAGTTTAACTCGCTTAACAGTCGACTCGTCATCAAGGTCTTCGTCATACGAATAATCTTCCATCATGACTTCTATATCATCCTGATCAAGACCTTGTTGTGTCGAACTAATATATTCTTTAAGAAGGGTATTTTGGTCCATCGTATCAAAGTCCTTTCTCAATTTGAGGAAGTCTTCAAACCCACGACCCGTGTCCTTCTTGTATTTCATATAAGCAGCTACGTCCTCAGGCATCTCTTCAGCCTGACTACGCTCAGCCATCAACTCGTCAAACGAATTGATTTGCTTATTATATCTCTTTCCAATATATGAAAGAACGTCTTCTTCTTTTAACTCATTCTCTTGTGGTATATCAACCACATGTGCTACTGCTGTATCTTCTACTGCTCCTTCTAATGCTGCTGCTTGAGCAGCCTCATGGTTAGCAATTAATTCAGCTTCTTTTTCAGCAACACCTTTCGTGTCACCTGTGTCAACAACTCTTACTGATGTAAATTCCATTTGATTTAATTTTTACAAAGTTAGTTAAAATTTTAATATCTTTTTATCGAGGTTCAAATTCAGCAAAATCAAACCCATCCAAGCTGTCTTCATTAGACTCAAAGTTTAGAGAAGGTAAGTTATTTTTTCTCTGCTCAATCAATTTTGATTGCTGAGTATTCTGAATACTAACCCTATCATCCTTAGCTTTTTCTTTTTGCATGTCTCTTTGATTCAGTGTACCTGACTGAAGCTGAGCAATCTGCATGCTGTACTTAAACTCTTCAGCCATAAGCTGAGTCTTAAGCGCAGCCTCTTGCTTCATCTTCTCGATATCAAATGCTACCTCAGCCTGCTTGATTTGCATCTTAGCTTCAGATTCCATCTGTATCTTCTGCATAGCTACTTGACCTGCCATCTCTTGAGCTTTAAGATTCTGCTGAGACACCATCGCCTGCTTCTGCATCTCCATCTTCTCCTCTCTATCGTTTCTCTTGGTCCTCTTGAGTTTAAGGAGTTGATTGGCAAGCTTGATATTTTTAATCTCTCTAATGTCAATAGCATCTTCAATGTCAATATTTCCACGAGACAATGCCATTTGAATGTTACCCTCAAGCTGAGCTTTCTCTTCTTCGTCAGGAGCCACTTCGATAAAGATTCCAAAGTCATAGATATATAAGTCTTTAATCTCCTCAAGAAGAGATACATTATACTTACCAATTTTATTGGCAAAGTCTTCCTTGAAGTCAGCATACTCTAAGATATCAGATATTCTATAGGTGATACCCTCGGCAAGCGATTGGTATATGTGCAAGCTACCCTGAAGGATATGACGTGTCGCCGTATTTGAATTAAGAGCAGCTAACTTCTGAACACCAACTAATGCGTTAGGGTCAGGAGTACTTCCATCACGAGCCTCATTCAATCCTGTTACAGAACGAATCATGTCAAGGTAATGGTTATAGTTAGCAAGTAACATCTGTGTCTTAGAAGCTCCTGAGTTAGAAGTCAGCTGAGTGATAGGAACACGAGCGTTATTAAAGTCACCCTCTTGGGTGTAGCTTCGTCCAATCACACTACCCGTTTGGAAGTAAAGTCTCAATGCATCCTCAGGGTTGTATGCAGCACCTGTTCCCAAGTCTACCTCATTCAATCCGTCAGCATCAATGAATACACCATCAGGAACAACACGAGCAATTACTTGCTGTAGCTTAAGATGAGTAATCTGAATCAAGTCAGCGAATGGAATCATACGGCGAACCAATGACTCAATCACACCCTTGTACATACGTGGAGCACAAGCGACGTAGTTAGGCAAAGCATGCTGCGAAGCAGACTTAGGACGAACCATGTTCTGAGCTAACTCCCACTTAAGCATGATGTTAGTACCCATAACCATTACGCCATTGTACCAAACATCAATAGTCTTCTCTACCTTCTCAAAGCTACCTTCCTCCATCATCTCTGTTGGAGGATTGAAGTTCTCATCCTTCTCAATATATCTCACACCACCACCCTCAAGCATTTTCTTTTTATAAACTACTTTCTGAGTGGTCTTATAGTTAAAGTAAAGCAAAGTGCAAGTATCTCTACTGAACATACTGTTCTCATAGAACTGAGCTACGTTGTAGTAGTCGTACCAACTCTGACTATACTTAGATATTTCTTCAAGATCTTCTCTTGTAAGCGATTGGTCAATCTTTAAAAGTTCTGTAATAGGAAGAGTTTTAATCTCTCCCCAATAGAAACAGTCTCTGAAGTATGGGTCTTCGGTATAGCTATATACCACGTTAGCAGGATCGACATATGATATCTCCACGCCTGCTCCAGGAAGGAACTCGTGTTTAGCTACGCCAATACCTAATACCGTTTGGTCATAGTCAATGCGACGACGCAAGTCATCATAATGGTTCTCAGCAAATATCGTATTGATAGCCTCCTCCTCTGCAATCTCGATAGCAGGCTTATAGTTAAGCTGCATGAACAAAGCCATCTCATCGTCAGTCTCAGGCAACTCATTAGGATCCATCATGAATGGATCAGCACCTGTCTTCTCTTGGATAGTCATAAGGATATCCTTAGCGGCCATCTGACCCTCAAGCATATCTTGATACTTACTTCTCTTAGCCTGAGACATAGCGTCTTGTGAATAGGCCTTCACCTTAAATAGGCGGTCAGACATTCCATTAACAACTATATCAACAAACTTAGGTATAATAGGAACAGGAGTCCAATCTAAGTTCAAGTAAGAAAGATCTCCGTCAATAGCAAGCTCATTCTTATACTTACCTATAGGCTGCTCACCACGAGCATATAGTCTTAGTCTGTGGAAATCTCTCCATTGACCATAGTATCTACACTTGTTTCCGTCTTTGCGGAACCACTCGTATTGAATGGCTTGACCTACTTGCAACCCAAATTCAAGCGTAGCTTTTTCAGCATCCGGCATAAATTGATTTGGGAATGCGGTAGAGGATATATTAATTACTACGTCTTTCATCTAATTAATTCACTTGTAGTTCCTTTGTTACTGTATTTAGCAAAGTTAACACTAATTTTCTTTTCTTTTTTCTCTGCTATATAAAGATGTTTTTGGTTTGCCATAATGGCTAACCCCGAACTAATAGAGGCATCAAACTTTGTTCTGTTGTTAATATCAAACTTAGCCCAATCTTCAAGAGTCCTTATAAATGGCATAGTGCCTATATCGTCACAAGGTCTGTATGTACCTAATGTATCCATCCCTATAAACTTTTCTATATAAGACTCAATAGCAGAGGCATGAGCCTGCTTAATATCTTCAGATGAGTTAGGTATACCACCCAACTCTCTTTCTGTTGCTGATAACTTAGCAAAGACCTTGTCAGGTCTATTCA